ATTATGTATGTAAAAAAATTGGTGATCCACGTATTGAAGGATGGGAAGATAAATATAATGCTGAAAATGTAACTTAATTAATCGAATATGAGAATTGAAAATGAAATTAAATTAGATTATAAGGATGTCCTTTTAAGACCTAAACGGTCAACATTAGGGTCAAGATCTGATGTAACTTTAAAGAGACTATTTAAATTTAAACATACTGCACGTGAATGGCTTTGCCATCCCATTGTAGCTGCTAATATGGACCATACTGGTACGTTAGAAATGGCAGATGCGCTAGAACAACATAACATGCTTGTCTGTTTAGGTAAACATCTTAATCATAAAGCATCTAACTTTGATAAAGAAAGAAGCAATGTTGCAATATCAACAGGTATATTAGATAATGATTGGATAAGATTAAAGGCTATTCTTTGTAAACAACATTGGATAAAAGCTATTTGTATTGATGTTGCTAACGGCTATTCAGAAAAGTTTGTTAAATTTGTAAATACTGTTAGAGAGGAATTTCCTGATAAGATTATTATTGCTGGTAATGTAGTTACCGGTGAGATGACGGAACAATTAATTTTAAATGGTGCTGATATTGTTAAAGTGGGCATTGGCCCTGGGAGCGTTTGTACTACTCGCATACAGACTGGTGTCGGGTATCCTCAACTCAGCGCAGTCATTGAATGCGCCGACGCTGCTCATGGGATTGGTGGACATATCATGGCTGATGGTGGGTGTACTTGTCCTGGCGACGTGGCCAAAGCTTTCGGTGCTGGCTCTGATTTCGTTATGCTGGGCGGTATGTTCGCTGGCCATGATGAATGTTCAGGCGAGATCATCGAAACGAAAGAAGGTAAGTTCAAAGAATTCTACGGAATGAGTTCTGCTACTGCAATGGAAAAATATGCAGGTGGAGTAGCTAACTATAGGAGTTCAGAAGGTAAGACTGTTAAAGTTCCATATAGAGGTCCTGTTAGAGAGACAGCTTATAACATCCTAGGTGGGCTACGTAGTACATGCACGTATATTGGCGCTAGCGCCATCAGATATATGCCTAGATGTGCTACATTTGTTAGAGTTAATCAACAATCAAATGAAATCTTTGGAAAGAATACATAATGATATTATCACTATACGGTCAGCCTGGCTCAGGTAAAACAACTCTTGCAACTATGATGCGAGAGAGAATACAACACGACCCATTTTGGAGATGGGAACCTATATTACTTGACGGTGATAGAATTAGACAACTTTTTAAAAATTATAAATATGGTAAAGCAGGTAGATATCAAAACATTAGAAATATAAATGCTATAGCAACACATCATGATAATTATTCAGAAAATGATGTAATTATATCTGCAGTTAATCCATATGCTGAGCTAAGAAAAGAACTAAAACAAAATAACAAAGTTTTAGAAGTGTTGTTAATTTCAAATAGAGACTTGAAGAGAGAATATCATGTAAAAGAATTTGAAAATGGTGAACCTGACCTTATAATCAACACAGACGAAACTATTTGTGATAGTTATAAGCGATTGGAGAAATTATGTGCGGCATTTTTGGGTCTAGCAATTACGAAAGATTAAAAACTCTTTATAATCTTAATAAAGAACGTGGCAGCTTTGCATACGGGTATCTTTATAGAGATGGTCAAGATAAATTTTTAATACAAAAAGGTGAGGGTGATACAATGCCTTCATCTATTGTAGATGAAAATGATTTTAATTATTATCTAGGGCATACACAAGGACCTACCTCATCAGAAAGATTATTTACAGAAGAAACATCTCACCCGTTTAGAAATGGTAGGTGGATTGTATCGCATAATGGTGTTCTATCTAACTATAAAGAGCTTTATCCAGATAATCATTGCGTCGTTGATAGCTCAGTTATACCATACCTTCTTGATAAAAATTTTAAAGATGATGTTGTAGATACTATTAGTGAAACATGTTCTCAGTTAGAGGGCACTTTTAGCTGTTGGATATTTGATGCATATGAAAATGATATCTATATTGTAAGGTGCGGAAGTACTCTATTTTATAATGAAAATGGAGATATATCTTCGAAAAAACCTGATGATAGTTGGGCTACTATTAAGGAAGGAGATATATACAAGCTTATAAACAATAATACGATTGATGGTGCACCAACCAATTTCGTATCTGTAGGCTCATTTAAAACTAACTCTCCATATTTTATTTTATGAGAACTTTAATAGGAATTTGCACTAAGCATAACAAAGAGAGCTTTGAGACAACACCAACATATAAAACTATGCTGGAAGATTTCTCTGCTGAAGCGAATAAAGATTATATTCTCTATGAAGGAGCATTTACAGATGCAGTAGTAAAAACATGTAACAAAGAAAATATTGGTAAGCATTATAATAAAGTTTTAAAAATGGCAGTAACTGAAGGATATAAAACTGTTATTTTAATGCATGATGACATTCAAATGGATGATTGGGGCTGGTCTGATAAACTTGAAGAAGCATTTAAGGAATATGATATTGTAGGCCTTGCAGGTGCAAAACAGGTAGAAATCAAACAACCAGCCTTATGGCATTTAATGTCTAAGCAAGAAGATTGGTCAGGAGCTGTCGCCCATCCAGCTAATGATAAACAAATTTTTATGACCAGCTTTGGTCCAACTCCGCAAAGATGCTTAGTGCTGGATGGACTATTTTTAGCAATTAAAGTTAGTAGTTTAAATGACAATATTAGGTTTGATGAAAACATACCCGCTATAGCACATCATTATGACCTAGATTTTTGCTTGACTGCGAACAAAAATAAGCTAAAATTGACTACATGGCCTATATGGGTTATACATAAAAGTCCTGGGCTAGAAAAACCTGATAAAGGTTTCCATGATTCTGAAAATTATTTTATTAATAAATGGCTGAAAAACTAGATTTAGATTTCTTTGAGAATGTTATTGCTTATCATCTCCTTACGGATGAGCTATATCTAGCTTCCGTATGTGAAGACCTATCTCCTAGTTATTTTAAGGATAAGAATGTACAAACTATTGTAGGGGTTATAACAGAATTTTATAAGACAAGAAATACTATCCCTAATACATCGGAGATTAAATCTTATCTGACAACTGCTGAACTTAAAAAGGCGTTTGTCTCTTTAGTTCAGAGCTTTAATAATTTAGATAAGAACTTTAACAAGGATGAGTTGTATGCTAATACGGAATCTTTCTTAAAGCAGAAAGCAGTATATCATACGATGATGGAGGTGGTAGATAAATGTACTTCAGGTGAAGTAGATACTCCTGAAATTTTAGCTAAGTTTGAAAAGGCTTGTGGTATTACATTAAGCGCAGATTTAGGTTTAGAGTTTTTCTCTGAGATTGACAGACATATTGAAGACCTTACTACAGAAGAAAAGCATATACCGTCCGGTTGGGAATGGTTAGATCGTAAGCTTGGTGGTGGGTTTTTAGAGACAGGTAGATCATTATACTTGTTTGCCGGTCAAACTAATGTTGGTAAGTCAATCTTTCTTGGTAATATTGCAACTAATGTAGCTGAGCAAGGTAAAACTGTTGTACTCATCTCACTTGAAATGTCAGAGCTAATGTATGCAAAGCGTATATCATCTAAAGTAACTGGTATTAATATTGGTGACTTACAGACTAGCTCGGATTTGGTTAAAACTAGAGTAGAAGATATAACTCAACGCAAGAAACCTAAGTTAATTATTAAGGAGTTTCCTCCTAACGCTGTTACAGCTAATCAGATAAGTGCCTATCTTAAGAAGCTTATTAATAAAGGTATCAAACCTGATATGGTTGTATTGGATTATATTAATTTGCTTAACTCACCTATAGGTAATAACTCTTATGAACGTATTAAACATACGTCAGAGCAAGTACGTGCCCTGTCATATACGTTTAAATGCCCGTTTGTAACTGCTACTCAGATTAACAGAAGTGGTATTAATGAGCAAAATCCTGGCGTAGAAAATATTAGTGAAAGTATTGGTCTAGCAGCTACTGCCGACTGTATTATGAGTATCTGGCAGGAAGAAGGAGATGTAGACTTAGGTGTTATTCGTCTAGGTATGATGAAAAATCGATATGGACAGAATTTTGGTTCGTGCGGTATGGCTATAGATTATTCAACTCTAACTTTATCGCAGACACAAATGATTAATAGTACAGATGAAATGGATGGTGTTGATCGCACATTAACTACACTTGAAGATTTATAAAAGTGGGTTAAATAATAATAAATGTCTAAAAATAGACAATTTATTTTTACAAATTTAGATATTGATGGGTCATTATCCTATTTAATTTTAAGTTGGATAACAGGACAACCAATACCTTATAAGAGTACATCAGTCTTTAACTTAGAAAAAGACTTTTCTGATTGGTATCGTACAAATGGTGAAAAGTATGAACGAGTTTATGTACTAGGTGTTGATGTAAGTCAATGTGCTAACGTTCTCAATAGAGATAATGTTGTTGTATTTGCGCATAAGCTACCTATAACAGAACTTTCTAATGCTAAAGTTATTACCAGTAAAGAAGACAGTACATCAATGCTTCTTTATAAATCATTTGCAAAAAAGATATCATTTAAAGATAGACAAAAATTATTAGTCTTATTAGTTAATGATATAAAGAAGCATACGTTTGATTTACCATACAGTCGAGAGTTAGATATGCTATATAGAGCATATACAGGTGATAAACTATCAAAATTTACAACAGATTTTAATATAGGTTATGACGGTTTTTCGGATAAACAAAAACGTCTAATAAATTTTTATAAAAAGAGTGTTGAAAATATAATAAAAGATTTAAACGTTTTTAAAGGAACAATTCCTTTTAAAGGAAAAACATATAATGTTGTTTCTACCTTTGCAGAAAAATATATTAATGAAATATCTGATAAGCTTCTAGATGATTATAACAGTGATGTATGTTTTGTAGTAAATGTTGATAAAGAAAGAGTTAGTTTTAGGCGCTCTAAAAATTGTGATTTGGATCTATCTATACTAGCCGATAAAATATCCCATGGCGGTGGGTTCCCGTATGCTGCCAGTGGCATAATGAATGAGAACTTCATAACTATAACTAAGCTCTTTAAACAAGTCAAATGATTAATTTAAATGTAAAAACGGATCCAGCTTCCAACATCGTTGATACGGAACATAAAAATAATTTCTTGAAATTTTGCACTCTATTATGTATAATACATAATAAGAAGTTAAATCTTGCTAATATCTTCTTGTTAATCTTACAAGAAAAGCAGATTAAAAAACTTTACATGAATATGTGTGATTTTGATACGGAGATGGAAGCATTAAAATCTTTCTTCGAATATGATAGCACTTTGCATAAGAGCAAGTATATTAAGAAATATCTTAATTCAAGAACATTTAAGAGAAAAAATGACCGAGTTAGAAAAAAACGTCTATAACACTTATCTAAGAGTAAGCCGTACACGGTCTGGAAAACAATTTAAATATAGAAAAAATTTTGATAATTTTGAGGAAAATAAATCCTACGTACCTGTTAAAAAAATAGCTAAGCTTCTAGCTAACCATCCACATATTAATATTAATGATTACTTCAATGCTCCATATGAAGTATATCCAGAAAAAAATCATGACTATGGGTACGATATTTCATTTTATACTGGACTAAAAGCTACATCTTGTTATAGCATTTACAAAAAGATGCAAGATGATAGAGAGCCAGACGAACAAATTAAAGAAATAAAAGATTCGTTCTATTTTATATATAAATTTTGTAAAGAGAACAAAATTGACTTAGATCAATATTTAGAACATATGACAAACACAGAAAGAACTTTTATGTTGCATCTCCGCGAAAGAAAGGTTAATATATATTCTTTGCTAGGATTTAGCAACTTTGATAATGTAATGTCAAAAATTGATCCAAATATTGGTAAATTTGTTATCGGCCATTTATATTCAAGCCTTGACTTATATAGAACAAGATACTATAATTCTACTATAACGATTAACGTCGTTTGTGAAGCAAAAGAAAAACTAACTAAAATACTAAAAAACAAATGAGCAGTTATACTAATTCAATGTTCGATAGCATTAAGACAGCCCTGAGCGATGCTAATACAAAGAACAAAGGCGGGCTATACAGAGAAATTCTTAAACTAACACCAGGCAATACTTATATTGTTAGGTTATTACCTAATGTTGCTGACCCTAAGAAGACATTCTTCCATTATTATACTCATGCATGGGAAAGCTTTGCTACTGGCAATTATACAGCTGAGGTAAGCCCTCAAACTTGGGGTGAGAGAGACCCTATTGGAGAGTACCGGTTAAGTATCTCTAAACATGGTACTGAAGAAGAGAAAGATAAAGCAAAAGCAATTATGCGTCGTGAAAATTGGCTTGTAAATGCTTATGTAGTTAATGATCCTGTTAATCAAGATAATAACGGTAAGGTTAAACTTATTCGTTTTGGTAGGCAGCTTCATAAAATTATTATGGAAGCTATTGAAGGTGAGGATGCTGAAGAGTTTGGTGCTCGCATCTTTGATTTATCTTCTAGTGGTTGTAACTTTAAGATTAAATGTGAAAAGCAAGGAGACTTTCCGACGTATGTATCGTCTCGATTTGCTCCTCCCGCTGAAGTTGCAGGCTTAGATGACGATAATATTCAAGAGGTGTATGATAATATTCATGATCTTGAGAGTGTATTCCCTGTTAAGTCATATGATGATCTTAAGAAAGTGTTAGATGAACATTTTCATTGCAAATCACCAGAACCAGAAACATTTACTGATTCAGCTAAAGAAGTACAAGGTAAAGGCAGTGTAGCTTATACGCCAGAAGCAGCAAATATTGATAATACCGATACATCAGAGGATGATGATCCTTTAAATGATGATAAAGTAAAAGAACTTCTTGATGGATTAGGATAAGATGGACGATCAAGCACATAAACAGGTTCAGGCTGTTGCAGCATTAGCAGGTATGGTAAAAGCAAACGCTGCTGAACTAGATGAGAATATTATTTCTACATCTGGTAACTTGCAACCAATCAACTCTAAGTGGAGCCCTGAGGACGTGGTGCGGAGAGAAGTTCAAAGTATTGCTGATAGCCAGGGTGGTATAGTACCACCTTCGGCTCCAGCACATCCCCCGCCTCCACCACCTCCTATACCACAAGTAGATGCTATTCCGCAAGTGCCAGTATATGCAGAACCTGTAGCCCCACCAACACAACCTATGAATTTAGATTTATTTACAGAAATTAATAACAGGCTTAAAGCTATTGAGACAGATGTATCAACTATAAAAGGTACATATGAACAAATACTCAATAATATGTTGAATTCGAAAGCAAAGACTATTACAATTAAGTTTGATGAAGCTCAAAATACCAAACAAGACAGAGTTCGTAAATCGGTTTCTAAATCAGATAAGCAAGATTAATACTGCTTGCGTTCTTAAAATAACTGAAAAAGGTATTAGTAGCTTATTAACAGCGGCTGATAATACTCTTATTTTATTTTCTCGTTATAATGCTGATTTAGGTGTAGATAAAAATATTAATTTAAATATTCCTGATTTAAATCGTCTATCAAAGATGATTCAATGCATACCTGGAGATAGTATAGAATTAGACGTTTATGACTCTGTTATTAAGTTTGAATCGAAAGATGTAAGATTTAATTACTATCTTCTTGATGATGGTATTATAGAGACACCTCCGCTAAGTGAGCAAAAGATTAAAGAGATTGAGTATAATACTAATTTTAAATTACCTTATGAAACTTTAATAGGTTTAATTAAGAGTAGTTCATTTGTAGTAGATATACATAAAGTATATTTCTTTACTAAAGAAGGTGCTATATATGCTGAAGTAAACGATAAAAAGAGACAAAATATAGATAATATATGTCTTAAGTTATCAGATAATTATAATGGTGATCAAATTACAACTCCATTACCTATGAGCCTTGAAACTATAAGACTACTTGGTTCTGCTAGATCAGAAAATATTGATGTACTTATTAATAATAAGTTGAATGTTATGATGTTCGGCGTCAATAATAACGATATTAAATTAACATATATAGTATCAGGATTAGTAAAATAATATGCCAAAGAATAAAACTCACACACAAGGTTATTTCATTAAAAGGTTGCGAGATAGCGGTTATTATGTTATAAGACTTTTTGATAAATACTCACAATCTGATCCAAGGCGCTGGACAATCGTTATTAATCCTAATAATGAAACTGTGTTTATTACATGCTACAGGGATAAATTTGGTAACTCTTATTTTGAATTTAATGATGGTGGTAAAAAATTTGCTAAAAACTTCCAGCTAACTACTGATTCCTTAGAAGTTGTCATGGTACATTTAAATGAAAGAGGCATTACAGGTAGTAATCCACTAAATAATTTAAGCCATGCCTCAAGAGAATAATGATCATAATGCCGATGGGGAAGATAGCTTGGAGCGTTTATCAGAAATGTTTGATAAATTAGCTACTGATAAATCTCAAGAAGAAAAAGATTTACAAATTGAAAATCTTTGTGGTAAAGTTGAAGAAGTCTTATCTACGTATATGATTATAGGGTATAGTGTAGATGGGGAACCTGTTACTGTAACTTACGCGAAAAATAAAAAAGATAGCGATGCACTAGCACATCTTTTTAATAGACAGATTGCTAATTCCTATTATGGTTCAGGCGGTAATAATAGTGGCAATTCTGAGCCACTATAATAATATGTATATATGAATGTTTTAATTTTAGGTAAGGGCTATATAGGTTCCTATCTTGAAAAATACCTTAAAACATGCTCCTCAAAGCTTAAAGATGTTCGTATTGTTTCTCGTGATTTGTGTGACTATAGTACAGTAACCGGATTGCACGATCTTATGGAACAAAAATGGGTTGATTTTATTATTAACTGTAGCGGCTTTACTGGTAAACCAAATGTTGATGCATGTGAAGATGCAAAAGACTTATGTTGGGATTTAAATGTTACAGTACCTAGTCGCATTGCACAAGTTTGTCTAGAGAATAATATTCCTTTCGGTCAAGTTAGTAGTGGATGTATATATACTGGTTATGAAAAAGAATATTCTGAAACAGATATACCTAACTTTGGTTTATATAATAATGAAAGTAGTTTTTATAGTAAATCAAAACATGCATGTGAATTAGCATTAGCTGATAAAAATGCCTATATATGGAGAATAAGAATGCCATTCTGTAACACGTGGTCTCCTAAAAATATTTTAACTAAGATATATAAATATGACAAGCTAATAAGTATGCCAAACTCATTAACTAATGTTAATGACTTGTGTAAGTATATCTATAAATTTATTGAAAGAGAATATACTAAAGAACGACTTCCAACTGGTATTTATAATGTAGTTAATGAAGGTAGTTTAAATGCGCGTAGTATAGTAGAAATGATGATGGATCATTGCATTAAAAATCCTAATTGGCAATTTATTAATTATAATGAGTTAGATATCAAAGCAAACAGATCTAATTGTGTTTTATCACAAGATAAAAATAAACAATATGGTATTGACTTACCTGATGCAAGAGAATCCGTCAATAAAGCATTACAAGAAATGTCAAAAATAACAATATGAAATGTGTAGTAACAGGTGGATATGGATTTATAGGTAGTAATTTTGTTAAATACCTTTATGAAAATACCGATGATGAAATATACATCGTCGATACAATGACTTATGCGGCATCATTTTCGAATATTGAGAAAGAAATACAAGAATCGGGTCGTGTTCATAGTATCTATGTTGATATTGCTAAAATTAATTGTGCTAATGATTCATTTTATTCTAAAATAGAGGGTTGTGATGTAATATATCATTTTGCGGCAGAGAGTCATGTAGATAATAGCATTTCCGGTCCGGGAATTTTTATTGATACTAATATTAAAGGTACATTTAATCTTTTAGAGGTGGCAAAAAAGCACAATATTAAGTTTGTACATGTATCAACAGATGAAGTATATGGAATGCTTGATACTTATGACGATCCATTTACAGAAAAAACTAATTTAGATCCAAGCTCTGTATATTCGGCATCAAAAGCAAGTTCTGATTTGCTCGTAAAGGCATATAATACTACATATGGTGTTGATACTGTTATAACACGGTGTACGAATAACTATGGCCCGCGACAACACGTAGAAAAACTGTTACCTAAAGTGATAACTAATGCGTTAACAAAAAAATCAATTCCTGTTTATGGAAAAGGTTTAAATATTCGGGAATGGATCCATGTTGAGGACCATTGCTCTGGAATATTGGCAGCTAGCACTGCAAAACATAAGGATAATGTGTTTAATATTGGTTCTGGCGTAGAAATAACAAATATTGATTTAGTTAAGAAAGTTCTTGACATTATTGGAGAATCATATACACTTATTGAGTACGTAGAAGATAGATTAGGTCATGATTTTCGTTATGCTATGAATAGTGACAGGCTACGTAAGGTTACTGACTGGAAACCTAAGTATGATACAGAAAATTTTGTCAAAGGTCTCGAGCTTACTGTCGAATGGTACAGAGCCAAAGAGCAAGATGATTTACGCAGTAAATAGCGGAGATTATCTTGGTGAGTTTTTTGTTTATATGGAATCTAATGAAAATGAGTATAGATTTCTTTCCTTACCTAAAATGCAGCTGAGAAAAGTACCTAAAGATAAATTTAAATTTGCAATTGATAATAAAGTACTTGAATTAGTTGAGAAGTTACCATCTGAAACATACGAAGTATGTAAAGCCCAATATGAAAACATTAATAATTGATAGTAGCAATTTAATTTACCGTATATGGTGGATTAATAAGGCTAAGAATCTTTCAGATAATGATGATACATTTACTGTGTATATGTTTCTTAGATCTCTCCGTTCATATGTACAGAGATATCCATGTGATAGAATTGTAAGTGTTTGGGATAAACGTTTATCATACCCGGAAAAAAATTTCCGAAAGGAATATAGTGAAGGAGATTATAAAGGTACAAGATCTCATGATAACGTTGAGGAAGTTTACAGGCATACAGATAAAATCGTAAACTTATTAGAGTCACTTGGTGTGTATAATATGTTTCCTGATCGGATGGAAGGAGATGATGTAGTAGCTTGGTTATCAGATCAAGATGGTGAAAGCGTTATTGTGTCTGCGGATCAAGACATGTATCAATTGATTACTAGCTCAACTAAAGTTTACAACCCAATTAAAAAAGTAGAAGTTAATAACATTAATTTTGAAGATGTAACAGGTGTTAGTATCGATAATTATGTTTTATATAAGTCTCTTATAGGAGATAAGTCCGATAATATTAAAGGTCTACCACGCGTTGGTAAGAAGACAGCATTAAAGTATATAAGCAATTGGGATAAAACTTTAAAGAAGCTAACCGAGAGCAATCTTCAGCAAGTAAAAGATAATATTACGTTAATGGATCTAAGATATGGATATAATTATTATGATACGGAAGTAATATCATATAAAAAACAATACAAAGAACAAGAAGATATTGTTTATGATAAAAATGCTTTCCTTAAGTTATGTAAAGAACATAATCTTCATAATATTTCGAAAGATGTTAATTGGAGTGATTGTTTTAGTCATGGAGTTGAAGATGCCGTAGTTTCTGTTATTGAAGCTTTGGGGCTACAGAATAAATAATATATATGCCGGATTACGTACAGCTTAAAAAGATTGTTTCTCCATTTAGCGGTGAGATGTGTACACCTAAAACTAAGCAACTAGACTATGGAGATAGAATTGTCACTGAAGCTTATTGGTATTGCCCACGAACTGGTAAGTTCGTACATAAGGGTGTAGTAAGTGATGAGCCAAAGAAAAAAGACTAGTTGTTTTTCCTTATTATTCACTTAGAATAAATATGTGATTCTACCCGAAGAATACGTATCGCAAAAGTTCTATCAGCTTGCCGGTTATGTTAAGCATAAGCGTTATAATAACGTGTATGAAGGTGGCTGTCCGATATGTAGAGAGGGTAAAAGCTGGGGTAGAAAGCGCCGGTTGTATTATATAGCGAAACAAAATTATATCTTTTGTCATAATTGTGGATGGACAGGTGACCCGGTAAAGTTTATTCAAGAAGTTGAAGGTATTACCTTTAAAGAGATTATAGCAGAAGCTAAAGACTATGATGTAATACCAATTCAAGAAGAAGAAGCAGTTAAAAAGTATAAAGAGACTGAAACACTACCTACTGATTCAATTAATTTAATGGATTCAAACCAGGTAGATTATTTTAAAGATAATAAAATAGTTCAAACAGCTCTTTCTTATATAAAAGAAAGAAAGCTAGATACTGCTATTAACAAACCAAAAAGTATGTGGTTAAGCTTAAAAGATTATACACATAAAAACAGACTAGTACTTCCATTTTATGATTTAGATAATAAGATAGTGTTCTATCAAACAAGAACCTTACTTAAGGAAGACAATAAGCTACCTAAATATCTTTCAAAGATAGGAAGTGAGAAGTCGCTTTTTAATATTAATAATATAGATCCTAGTATTGATAAAATTTTTATAGCTGAAGGTCCTATTGATGCTTGCTTCATAAAAAATTGCGTTGCTGTAGCTGGTATTCAAGAGTCAAGTGAAACAACATTTACAAGTAAGCAGGATAAGCAATTAGATAGATTTAAATTTCACGATAAGATATGGGTATTAGATTCTCAATATCAAGATAGAGCAGCAAAGCTAAAGACTAGAAAGCTTATTGAGCAATATCAATCAGTTTTTATATGGCCTGAAAAATATGGTACAGCATTTAAAGACTTTAATGATATGTGTTTGGGTCTAGGTATAAGCGAAGTCCCGTATAAGTTTATACTCGATAATACCTATACGGGACCTAAAGCTATGCTTAAACTGGGCAGTATTTAGATAGACCCTTGATTACGCAATCTAAGATGTCTAGCTGCGCTACCTTGATTACCTTTATATGAATCTTCTTTAGTAATTGCAACACCTTTACCAATAGCTTCTACTATACCAGGTGTAAATGTAATTCTTGCTGGCTGTTGAGCTGCACAAAGAGTATCATATGTTGATGCATATGTAATAGCACTAATTGTGTAAAGAGTGTCTGCACTACCGGGCAAGAAGAAAGTATCATTTACCTTCCAGTTAGCACGGCCTACACCATCTGAATCGTCCTTCGCAAACGAACTTACAAGCATCGCTGTTGAGTTATAAGCGAACGCGCCAGAAGTATTGGCTGTTATCGTATCAGTTGATTGCCCATCGTTAAAATTATTTGTCCAGTTTACTGCCATAACGTAAATATTTATGTTTTAAAGAGGTATTTTATTCAGAGTCTGAAGATAAAAGATAAGCTTTTAGAGATTCAGATAATGCTCTTAAGTCTTGAGCGATTCTACCAATCTTTTTAGTCTCGCTTCTAGCAATATCAGCATAAAGAGTTTCGCAAGCTGAGTTATTTAGCTGGGACTGTATTGATTCAGCGCCAAGACCATTCATATACTCACTAAAGTCGTCAATTTGTTGAATCCATTGTTGTAAAGATTCCATTTGCCCAGCATTTTCCATATTTTTAGCATCTGCTACAGGATCTGCATCAGGTTGTACATCATCATATGCGTCAGGTGGGGTATTAGGATCTAAGTCAGCCGCTGCTGCTTGAGCATCAACATCCGGAGCGTCTGCTACTTCTTGTTCAAGCAAGACATTAAAGCGTTTACTATAGAGATTCTGTGACATATTATAATTATTTATAGCTAGAAAGGATAAATAATTAAAATGTCTAAAAAAATCTTATCAGAAGATAGAAAGCAAGTATCGGATCAATGGGCAACAGGCATGTCTGGCAGAAGTGCAGGCCCGCAACCAATGACTTTATTAGATATTCTTAAGAAAGATGCACAATTTAAAGGTACTGATGGTCAAGCACCATCTCTCATGCCATACCCTACTGAGAGTTTAGTTGAGCTATTAAGCGATCTTTACGTAAAAGCAACAGATGTACAATCAACTATAAAATTAGTTGGTAATAATCCAGTTTTAAGAGATAGAGAAAAAGCCGAAAAACAACTAAAGGCTATTTTACGTAAAGCTGAACTTATTAAAAGAATTATTAAATTAATGGGTAAAGATGTAGATAATTTTGTAGTTGATAAGCAAAGCAAATAATCTATAATTAATACGTGCTACAATCACTAGTTAGATCTCTTGGAATAACCTTCGTCGTAAGCGGTATTGTTGCGTATTTTCTTACTCATTTTGACATTTTATTCCTTAAGTCATTTCTTCTTACAACACTCGTACAATTTTTAGCATGGTATGGTATAGGTTATATTAATGAAGCAAAAACTAATGCTAGGAATAGAGAAATTGAAGCAGACATGTATAAAGAATTTTCAAAACAGTTTGCTGAAGTTAATTGTGCTTTTTGTAGTACTAAGAACAACGTACCAATTGTTATAACTGGAACAAATGAGTTTGAATGTAACACATGCGGTAAAAGGACGGCAGTTTATGTAAATTTAGAAGTAGCTCAAACAACGACACCTGTGGAAGATCCTACAGAAAAAATTATTGAAAAGATAACACAAGATGGAACCGGAAATTAGATCAAGTACATACATACCTCCTGTTAAAACTATTTCAAAAGAACTTACACCTAGTGAAGTAGAACAATATTTTGTAGATTTGTGGAAGAAGATAGATTCGGATTACGCAAAAGATTTTAAGAGGGGTATGCTAGTATCCAAATCTCAAGCCGGTAAATCAACTGATGCCGAAAAAACTATGAGAGCTATATTTTCTCTATATCTTTACTCAATAAAAGAAAAAATTAACGAACTAGACAGTGAACGAGATAAAGAAATATTCTCAAAACAAGTGCACGAACTAGATAAAGTTATGGATAGCCTTTTACAAATGAGTTCGGCGCTAGATTTAAATATTGATAGAAAAGACTTGCTTCCTTCCTTGAATGGGTATATACTAGAAACTACATCTAGGATTAAATTATGAAGATTGAACAAGCACTGAATATTAATGTCGACCAAAAAGTTAAAGTAGGAAATGAAGAGATGTCTCTTTACCAAGTTGCAAGATGGTCAGCTATGATGCAGGGTTTAGACGTTATCAGTAAGCGAGCTAATCAACTTAAAATTGATTTAGATAAAGATAAAAATTGGTTAAAGCCGTTAGCTCTTCAAAAATATATTGAAGAAGAAACACCGGTAGCTATTGCAGAAATTAATCAAGGAATGAAATGCACTACATCCCAGGGACAAGATTAATACCCTCTGGTAATACAGGTAGACAGCATAACACTATATCTCAATTTAAATCTGCTAAGAAAAAAGTTGGCCCATTTTTAGTAGGTAAAGAATATGAGCTATGGTGTATACGCAAAACACCTCAAGAAACCTATAAGTATACTTTTAAAGATTTATCTTCTTCTAATAGAGAAGAAATGATATTTGATACTATGATACAAGCTGATGAGTTTATAGCTAGAGTAAGGGGAGAAGATCTACCAAATTATAATAACACAGACAATTAACGATAGTCTCCATAGACATCATCATTATCTCCATACTGAGAATAATCAAATATATCTGCTGACTCTGTATCAACGTCATAACCATATGATTTAGAGTCAGTTTGTTCATTAGTATACCCTGATAATCTTCCACTAAAGGCATTATCATATACTTGATCAGATTTCTTCTCTGCTGTAAGCCCGGGCTGGAACGTATAATCCAATCTTTTGCCTTTAATAAGCCATACATAATGTCCCATTAGAGGATTAATTTCACTTATCTCTTGATCAAGACGTTGAGTTATTTCGAACATTTTAGCACCACGACCTCCAGGTCTATCATCACCATACTCTGTAAGCATAAACACGTCACCAGATTTAGGTTCTGGTCGGGTGTCGTTAGCTGAAGACATTGCGGTATAATATGAACTAATTGAAATATAAGCTGTTACATCGTCATCTCCAACAATACCAAATTTAGAGAGCAGTACTGATTGTTCAGATAAATTAACATACATTATAACACTCTTAGAAGCAAGATATGTTGCATTTGGTTGTTCACCATATAACCCATCATGAGCTGATAACTGATAATTTAAAGCAAAATAGTCTACTTGCTGCCCATAGATATCAATTTGTTCTTTTAAATAGTAGTAATAATTATTACGTTCATTATCATTAATGCTTTTATCAGAAATACGAAAATCTCCTGTATAGTATCTCTGACCTGCTGCATAAGATGGAAAAGGTTCACCCATTATTTTTTAAGTATAAAGCAATTTCGTTGAGGGCACCACATAACAACTATTCCTGTGTTACCTAAATTTCTTGGTTTATCTTTAGTAAGATCACCAACGTTATATTTTTTAATTACCTTTTGTAATATTGCTCCCATGATTGGTATATTATTACTTTTACCGTCTTTAATTTGTTTAACTTGTATAATTTCGTCTGGATCAGATTTATGACAAGCAGGTACTAAATTTTGATGCAATCTACCCATACCAGTAAACCCGGTCTGTTGTCTGGTCTTTGGTAAGCCCCCAGACATGCTTAACGCTTTATTTGCTAATGATGCAAAGCTTTCTTTCTTTACAAATAAATTTTTAATATCTTCAACTTCACTCTTCTTAACCTTTTCATCCTCTCCTACTATATCTTTAATATGTTTAATAAGATGAATATAATAATAACGTTCTAAAAATTTAAAAATAACATTACCTGGTAGGTGAGTCTTTCTACCAAATTTTTTAATTTGTTGACTAGTCATATCTTTCTCAAAAGCATCCTGTCTTGCAGTTTTTATTTCTTTGTAGCTCTTAAGAAGAATAGAAATATCATAATTGATCTCTTTTAATTTATCATCAAGTTCTGCCTTAAGACCTTTAAGATCCTTTTCTGGTATCTCAACAAGATACGCATAATCAAGTACATCTCTCTTTAACTCACCTGCACTAATATCTAATTTATTAAAAATGTCATTAAGTTCAGCTCTATAGTTACTAACTTTTATATTTTTAGGTTCAGTTTGTTTAATCCATTTATCATTTTTTACATCATATGCTGCTTCTGTTTTTTCAAAATCATAATCAACGTCTGAAATATAATATTGTAAAGGATAATTAGTACCAAAAGCTGGTGTCTCATCAACCTTACTCCATAATTTTTCAATTTTATTTTTTATGTTTTCTTTATCAGGTATATCTGCAAAAATATAAACATCAATATCAGCCTTAGGACCATATTGTTTTGTTAATATACTTCCTTTAATAAAAAAACCTTTAACTGGTACTATTCTATTAAACAATGAAACATGTTGTTTAATTTGAGCTGAGATCTCTGGTTTCAGTCTTGGCTTTTTAGATGCTGGATCTACAAAAACATCTTTAGAGTAAGATTTTCTTGTATTATCAATTGATGATTCAAGATGCAATGTTAGATCGTTAAAATGCATTGTAATTATTTAGTCAAATATAAAAAAAGCCCTATACGAAAACGCAAAGGGCCTGATTTAATTATATAAAGATTATTATTTTTTAGCAGGCTTTTTCTTTGGAGCTGCTTTTTTCTTAGGAGCTTCTTCACCTGTTTGCTTTGCTTTACCAACATTAAGAGCGAACCAATCAATAAGCGTATACGCTTTCTTGACCCAGTTGTCATCTTTAGGTGTAGGGGTAAGCGCAGCAATGGCGGAAGCTGCAGCTACAATAGCGGTTGCTGTTGTAACTATAGTCCCACTGTTACTAATAACCCAATTATATACTGACATTACTTGTTCCATATAATTATTTATTCTCCTTTAAAATATATTACTCCAAATACTATCAGTTTTTCTCTTAGCTTTTCGCCACTGATTTAATAAAGCAAAGTATGTTAGATGTTGCTTGTCAATCTCCCATACTTTATTACCATATTGGTCTGTATGAGATTTAATACCTGCATCTTCTTTTAATTCAACGCCTTTCTCCTCTTCAAACTGATTTTTATAATCATTAATAAGCTTATTATATCTTTTACGAGCGTTGTCAGTTATTACTCCATTACCATTATCAGCAAAAAATAAGAAACCTCCATTTTTGCTATCATATTGAGACGGTGTTGATGCATCATATGACGCTGAATCATCATCTACTGTATCTGGAAAGATAGTACAGCCAGGAAGGGTTAATACTATAGCCAATAAGGCTACAATAACATTATTCGGAAAGAAGGTTACGCATTTCATCTTTATTTTTTTCTTCTATAGTTTTTTCTACTTTGTTTTGGAATTTTACATCTCGCTTAGCTTCAGCATTTTGAATCATTTCTTTACTGTTTTTACGTTTAAAGATAGTTCCAATTATATCAAATAATCCACCAAGTAATTTTAAAATACCCATATAACTATTTAGTCAGAACATAAAAAAAGCCTCCCGAAGGAGGCTATAATCTATGAGGTTATTGTTTATTAGAGCTTAGCGCCAACTTTATGATTACCGGCTGTCTTAGCTTTTGTATTGTGCGGAACACCGTCCTTAGCAGGCTTAGGATCTCCACCATCAGCAGCAGTGGCCTTAGCATCTGCACTACCTGGGGTTGGATCAGCAGCACCAGCTACTTTATTGTCACCACCAGCATGACCAGACTTAGCATTTACTAATGCGTGACCGTGATCTTCATGCTCAACCTCTTCTTCAAAAGGATCGTTAGCATCTTCAAGGTCCTCCATGTCGTCGCCAGCGTCATCATCCATGGAATCAAGAACTTCTTGAAGAGTTTCGATGCATGATTGGACCTTGCTCTTAAGATCACCATCATCACCACCTTCTTCATCACCTTCAGGATCCATATCAAGATCCATGCCGTCATGTAAGTCCTCGGCAGGAAGCTCGAATTCAGCTTCCCCCATTACGTCTTCAAAAAGTTTATCAAATGTAGATTTATCACTCATAGTAAAATTATTTATTTCTTCTTGGTCATTTTCCTGGAGATTTTCGATATTTTTTACTGATTCTTTACTAACAGTATTAGAATATTTGTCTTCCTCATAGGAAGAATCATCTTTTTTCTTTTTAGGATCAAGTTCAGGTGCGTGAAACCCGTCTGCATTCGCAGGACCACCATCATCAAATACCTTACCAGTGCTTCCCTCACTACCGTGCTGTTCTAATTCTTGAGCGCCCGGACCAGGCTTAGTTGGAAGTACTACATCCTCATTATAGATATTGTTTAAATCGTCAATGTACTGCTTAGGCATATTAATATTTATAGTTACTGGGCTTTTATTTTATATTTTTAATTCGAATAATCCGTTATACCCATAATATTTGTTAGATTGCTTAATATGATGTACTGCTTTATTATATACAATTTTGTCATGTTCATTATGAGTCATATCAGTAAATAGCTCTGCATCACGTGTACATTGAAAGTTAACCATTTCAAAATCAGGGTATTGAAGTTTTAAAAACATACCTGTCCAGTGATCTACGTAATGATGTTTAAAAGCTTCACTTAATATCCTTCCTGCAAATTCCTCTTCAATAATTCTTCTATGTAAACAGGGTATGTATATAACAGGATATCTAAAAGGAGACAAATGTCCATAACGCCTAATTTCATGAGTATAATTTTCTTTATGTATATTAAAAATATGTGACTGTGGATATTCTTTTGGTAGTTCCTTAAACCAATATCGAGGATCTTTTGCTAGATGTATATCATCTGTAAGAAGACATATCCAATCATATGAAGCATGTCTATAACCTTCATTATAATTTTCAACTGAAGTAAAAAATTTTGTATGTATATATTTTGCTGACGGGTCTATATCAGTATAACTGCGCTCACTTGTAAAAATTATTTCATAATTGTTATCGCATATATTATTAATAGCATTAATAGATTGATTAATAAAAGTGCTATCTCTTTTTGACGTAATAATAAAACTTATTTGTGTATCATACATTAGATGCTAAATATATTTAGAGTATGCCTAAAAAACAACAAGATGATAAATTTTATCTTGGTAATAAAAACTTACCTAGACCAGAGCAGGAGTTTGAATGGACTCCAAAAATGGCTCGTGATCTAAAGAAGTGCAAACAAAATATTTTATATTTTGCAGAAAATTATTTTTATATTGTTAATCTAGATCGCGGTAAAGAAAAAATTAAACTACATGCTTGTCAAAAAAGAACTTTACGAGATTTAAGAGATAACAGATTTGTATCATTACTTGCTTCTCGCCAGGTTGGTAAAACCACAATGATGACAATATACTGTTTATGGATAGCATGCTTTCAAGAAGATCAACGTATATTAATTGTTGCTAACAAAGAGCAAACAGCAATCAATATTTTTAAACGAGTTAGATTAGCGTATGAAAGTTTACCTAATTTTTTGAAACCAGGAGTTGAAGAATATGGTAAAACTGGCATGCAACTTGCAAATGGTTCCAGTATTGGTATATCAACTACCTCATCGGATGCTGGTCGTGGTGATTCTTGTAACGTTTTAATTCTGGATGAGCTTGCATTTATTGATAACCATCTTGTAAGAGACTTTTGGAAATCTGTCTTCCCTATTATTTCATCTTCTAAAAAATCTAAAATCTTTATAGCAAGTACTCCTAATGGTACCGATAATTTATTTTATGAATTATACAGTAACGCTGAAAAGGGTATTAATAACTGGAAAGCATCTCGAATAGACTGGCATGAAATACCTGGTAGAGATGATAAGTGGAAAGAAGACACTATCAAAGCTCTTGGTTCAATGGAAGCTTTTAATCAAGAATTTGGTAATGTGTTTTTACAGACTGGAGAATCAGCAATTGATGATGAACTTTTTGATAAGTTAAAATTAAGCTGTAGAGAACCAGAATTTATTTTTGATGATGGGAAATATTTGTTATGGGAAGAACCTAATCCAGATCATCTATATGTTGTAGGTGTTGATATATCTGAAGGTGTTGGTGAAAATGCATCTGTTGTACAAGTGATGGATATGACAGATCTTAAAAACATAAAACAAGTAGCAACGTACTGGAACAATCATATATCTCCTTATAAGTTTACTACTAAATTATATGAAATATTATCTCATTGGGGATTTCCGCCATCTGCTATCGAGAGAAACAATTGTGGTGCGCAAGTTGTAGATAATCTGGCTAACACGCACGGCTTCACAAATATTATTAGCTTTTCACCTAAAAAATCCGCTTCAAGGTCTTACGACCGGCTTGGTGTTATTGCTCATACAAATACTAAGTACAAAGGTGTAATGAATATGCGTTACTGGGTCAATGAACTTAGATGCGTTGAGTTTCATGACATAAATACTATTAACGAACTAAAAGACTTTGTAAGGTATCCGAACGGTACTTGGGCTGCAAAAAGAGAACAAGGCGCATTAGATGATAGAGTAATGTCTCTTATATGGTCATTAATAGCTCTAGAAAATAGTGTTACAGAAAGATACTTTGATATTGTTGAGTTAGATGATAATGAGCGACCAGCAAAAATACAGCCATTAGATTATGGAGTTAAAAATTTTGTTAGTCCAACATCAATGTATATGAATGAGAAGGGTGGAAAAGGTGGTCAAGTAGGTACACCAGTTTATTTTCCTGGAGATGGTAGCGGAGGTGGTACAGGCGATGATATTGCAGAGTTAAATAGTATGGGGTACCATATGCTAGGTACACCTGAAAGTACAGATGATGGCTGGCAACCATTACAAAATGATTTTGATATTTATCAATAGTAAAGGAACAATATAAAATGGCAGATATAGCAAAACAATCAGTTTTAAACAAGAGTAGACTTGATAAGTTTATACTCGCCTTCACAGTTCCAGAAGGTTTAAAGGAATATTCTTCTAGAGTACAAAGAGCAACAGGTGTATCAAGCTACTCAAAAGTAATTCCTAATTCTTTACAGTATGCTGTAGAAGGTACAGTAGTGCCTTCAGTTAATATACCTCCAATTGATCAGGGATTTGATAGACAGGTAATGAAAGTTTCATCCCATTCCCGTCTAGGTTATGATGACGTTACTGTCAACTTCAAAATTGACAATCAGTTCAACAATTACTGGTATATATACAGCTGGTTAAACATGATAAGCGATTCTAAACATGGTTCTTTTAATTACAGAGATGAGCTAAGAGAAGTCCAAGGTGCAAAAAGAGAAAAAGATTATATGAAAGATTATATGACTGATTTTTCTTTAATTGGTATGAATGAATATAATAAAGAGATTATTAAATTTACATATACTAAAGCGTTTCCAATTAGTTTAGGTGGTATTGATTATAATTACCAAACTCAAGGAGAGATACAATCAAGTATTGCTTTCTCCTTCACTCAAATGTTGGTCGAGCTCGTCTAAAACAGTTAAAACTGTACCTTTTGGAAAATTATGTTTAGTTGATGGTAATATTCTCTTAACTTTATGAATTCTTTTCTTTTTTAGGTTAACTAGTGTCGTTGCCTCAAATAAAGTCTTAGTGAAAAAGTCTTTTTCCGACTCAAAAACAGTTACTGTTGATGGTTGTCCTGGTATATCAAATTGTATTTTGATAGGCTTGTAGTTTTTATGTTGCTTCCTATTTTCATTGTATGATTGGGTATGTTTTTTAATACGCTCTTCTTTTACTGGGTCGGGGGTGTTCTCAATCGTTAGTTTATGTTCATAATTGCGTCTTTCCCAATAATATACATCGTCTTTGAGTTCTTCCGTGCGCTTCTCGTAGATCTCCTTTACTTCCTCTGGCGATTTGTCTTTAGTCCAATCACTCATATTAATATATAATTCAATTACCTGGTTAATAAACAACTATTTTATATTGTAATCCGAAATAGTTGGCTAGTTTTTAATAAATATTTCTAAGAACTCGAAAGTCAACACATTATGGCACGTACAATTCAATCACCAGGCGTAGAAGTAAACGAAGTAGATCTTTCCTTGAGGCCAGTCGTACCTACCGGTACAGATATTCTTGTTACAGGGTATGCAGCACAGGGTCCTACTGATGAGGCATTAGAAGTAACAAGTTTTTCAGAATTTGAGCAAGTTTACGGTAAACCAACCAATTCAGCTGAAAGATACTTTTACCATAGTGCTAAAAATGCTTTTAATAGCGATGGAAGAGTAATAACCGCGCGTTTGCCTTATGGTGCTGGTGATGGCCAAGGGTTTGATAAAGATTACAGTGCACTTATTTATCCTGTTTATGCTCATGATGCTTCTGCGGAAGTAGTTGCAACAAGTGCACAGCATCTTAGTGGTGATGGTGCTGGTCTTTCTCTTAGCGCAGCTGATTCTGGGTTTGTATTTGGTAAACCTACATTGGTTAAAATGAACGAGGCTATTTATCAAAAAGTAGCTGCTGGTGATTTTACATGGTATGACAGTGTTACAGCTAGCCAGACATTCTCTACAGGTGCTTCTGCAGATTGGGGCAAAGCTGGTATGATTGTTCTTAATAAAGGACGTACTACAATTAATGATAAGTATGAAGGTTATTATGTAGGTATTACTGACAGTGCTCAGCTTAATCCAGCTACTAGTTATGACTCATTTAGAAAGATTGGTACAGTAAATGCAAATAATACTGATGGACATGACATTGATAGCATTACAATACCAAGTACACGTTTAAGATTTGCTTTGACTGGTACATCAACTGATGCAACAGATAGCTTATCAGAGACGATTGAAGACGGTATACCATCTTTTGAGCTTAACTCAACAGAATTTAAAGATACACTCGTTGTTGGTGTTGTAAAATTAAGACAATCTACATTAGGAACTGATCCTCTTGTATTAGACTTTTCTATTCCAGAAGGTTATGTAGGATCTCTTGATAGTTTCCGACAAGTTAACAACACAACAGGCGGAACACCTAAATCGTTCTTCTTAGGAGAAGTAGAAAACAGTTCACCTAACGTAGAAATATTAGTTAATCCTCATATCTCTACTAAATCAGGTACTTGGCAAACTGGTTCTGATAATAACCCATCCAAATTTGTACAGATGAGAATAGGAGATGGTTCTGGAGGCTTCTTAGACTCTGGTCTTAACTCATTCTTGTTGGATTACGTTGCATTACCGACAATAGATGGCTTAGCACCGCTAGGTACATATCAAAAAGCAGATCCAGGTAACAAAGTTATTGGTAATACACCAACAAAACTTAATAGATTATTTGAAAATAGTGCATTAAACAACTTAGAAGTTGTAAACGTTGATGTTTCAATTGAAGGTGGTTTAGGTACAGTATATGCTGGTGCACAAGCACTAGGTACTGTCGGATATGATGAAGAAGAAAACATCAATATTGGTGTTTATGCTGACAGTTCTGGTGTATTTAAGATTTCTGAAGGTTTAACTACAGAAGCCGGTGCACTCAAGCATGAGACATACCGTGATAGTTACAGATTAGTGTTTAATGAGTTTAAGGACTTTGCAGAACAGAAACGTAAAGATCATATTCACATTGCTGATGTACCAAGACACTTATTAGTACAGGGCGAGAATGCTAAAGCATTGGATGATAAGTCAAAATCCTTCTCACAGGCTATATATTGGCCATTAAAACATGTATTTGGTGCATATAACACAAGTTATGTGTCTGTTTACGGTAACTGGGGCAGAAATTACGATGCAGTTGCAGATAAATTTGTATATACTCCGTTCTCTGCAATTGCTGCAGCTACTTATGCAAATGTTGACGGAACATTCCAACCATGGTTTGCTCCAGCCGGGTTTACAAGAGGTAGATTCTCCGGTGCTGTTAATTTAGCAATTAAACCTTCACAACGTCAAAGAGACTTGTTATATAGAATTGGTGTTAACCCAGTTACCCAATTCCCTAATGAAGGATTTGCGATCTTCGGTCAAAAGACCCTATTCAAGAAGCCAAGCGCGTTTGATAGAGTAAATGTACGAAGATTGTTCTTGTACCTTGAAAAGGTTGTGCGTAATACGATGAGGTTCTTCGTATTCGAACCTAATACATTGCTAACAAGAACACAGGTTGTTAATATCCTAACTCCTATCTTTGAAAATGCAAAGAATACGGAAGGTGTTTATGATTACTTGATCGTCTGTGATGAACGTAATAATACACCAGATATTATAGACCAAAATGAATTAGTCGTTGATATATACTTGAAACCAGTTAGAGCCGCTGAGTTCATCTTAGTGAACTTCTACGCAACAAGAACTGGCCAAGATTTTAACGAGCTTTTGAGTTAACCAATAAATAATTAAAACGTTATGGCAGATATTAAACAAACTATTCAGGACTTTTATAGAGTTGCCCAAGATCGCGACTTTCTAAGATCGTTTCAATTCAGAGTACTTGATGTCTCCAACCAAGGAGTGCCAGTCCTTTCACAAGAGGACTTAATCTATGTTACTACCTCTACGCTGCCATCCCGTTCTATACAGATGTTTGATGTACCATTCATGGGACTCAATTTTCATGTACCTGGTACAGCATCTTATCCTGGTTCTGAAGGTTATGCCTTAAACTTTAGAAGTGATAGTGAAGCATCTCTACGTAAAATCTTTGAAGACTGGTCAAATAGTATTTTCAACGATGAAACAAGCAGCGGAGATTTTAAAATACATGCTGACTCAACTGTAACACTAGCTCTTCTTGACCAAGATCATAATACAACACAATTATATACATTGTATGGCGTTATCCCAACCGATGTAGGCACTTTAGATTTTGATATTACCCAAGGTGCTCAAAATGTTAACTTTAGTACTACTATTGCTTATCAATATTGGAGACGAAGAGGTCTTTCCTAATACTCCTAGCATAAATACTTAAAGATGTTAGGCATCTTTAGTAATATATTCACGATTAATGATAACGGTCCCGCGACTCGGGATGGCTTTATGCGTGTTCTTGAAACCTGGGAAGCTAATTTCGCGTTTGATACTTACTATATGGTTAAATTTAGTATCCCTAATCTTGTCTCTGATAGTGCAATAAAAAATCATGGTGAATTTATAGAAGGTGTTAATTATGCTAAAAGGAGCTTTAATACCAAAACTTATAGTCAAAACGTTGGTTGTGTATTTTGTACGGGAGTGAGTTTACCTCAAGAAAGTTCACAAGCTGTTTATCATCCATCCGTGCAAAACAGAGGTTTTATTGGATCTCCTTATATTGTATCTCGAGACACTTTCGTTCCCCTTACAACTGAAGTATACGAATCAAATTTATCGTATATAGATTTTTTACTTAAACCATGGTCAGTACTTGTAAGTCATCGCGGTTTAGCAGCACCTGCTAATCCAAGAGATAATATTAAAACAAACATGCAAATATTTGAACTTGCAAAAGGCGGTGAATCAAGAGGTTTATTCGGTACATCAGGCGGTTTAATAACAAGAAAGATAACTACGATATTTGACTGCTGCCCTGTTAGAATATCTGGTAGAAGAGTCGCTCAACAATCATCTGGTGATATATCAAGATCATCCGTTGAATGGGTCTACAGTAGATATAAACATGAACTCCCACGCAGTGCAAAAGCAGCCGCTGATAAAGGTGGTAGTGGAGAAGATTCTGGTTTTGGTATCCTAGGTAGACTATTAGGCATATAAGATTAAATTTTTACGTGCCTAAGTTTATATATCCAGCTCGTACAACTACAGGTACATACCAACTTACCGAAATAACTCAAGGCATTTACAAAACATTTACTAAAATGATTTTGAATAATGATGGGCAATGCCTCAACATTTTCGTTAATAAATTAATTAAAGAGTTAGCAGATAATAATCCCCTTCCTGAAAATCTTAATGTAATAGATAAATTAGTTCTTTTATTAGATGCAAGATGTTATAGCATATCCCCTATTATAGATCTAGCTAAAGAGGTTGAAAAGAAAAAACTTAACTATCAACTTGATATAAACAAAGTAATTGATTCTATTCTACAGCTTGAATATGATAAAGAGTTTAGCTATACAACTAAAGCAATTAACTGCAAAGCAACTCTTCCTAGACAGTTAATATATAATGAACCTGGGGATATATTTGTAGATAGTCTATCTTATCTGGAATTAAATGGAGATGTTATTACTCTAGACTTTTCTTTCCAAGATAAAAAGAAACTGGTTGATAAATTACCACCAATACTATTAACCGAATATTTAAAATTTATTGGCCAGGTAGAGGATAAAATCAAAACTATAGACGTAGTTAGCTTACCGGAAGATATATCAGAAGAAAAATATCCGATTTCAATTTTTGGGAATAATATTGTACAACTTTTAAGCCTGTTCTTTTATTTAGATTTAGCAACCACACATCAAAATGAATATCAGTTAATACGTAACTTTAATTTTACTGTTGAACAAATTAACAATACACCACCTGCAGAGATAACATTATACTATAATTATATTGCTGCAGAAGCAGAAGAAGCTAAGAGGGAACAACAAAAAGCTTCTCAATCATCTGATGGGGTATCTTTTCCAGCTGGATTAAGTCATTAAAAATAGTAAATTATTAAAATGGATACGTTTCTAGATACGCTTAAGCAAGTTGAAGAGTTTGCTGCTGAAAATACAGTAGCATTACATTGTCCAGTTGCTGGTGTTGAGCTTAATTTTAAACCTTTAACAGTTGAGCAAACAAAACTAATGTTAAAGTCTCAGATTGATACTAGCTCTGATGTTGTTGAGTCAGGTGTTACCCTTGCCAATACATATAATGATATTGTACTGCAAAATTGTATAGAAGGAAAAGAGACTGCCAATGGTTTATCAAATATTGATAAAGAAGTTGTCTTATTTGGTTTAAGATATGCAACAGATACAAAATATACTGTTGAAGATAAGAAAGTAGATTTAAATGTAGTTAATGAAAATATTAAAACGTTAAAACCAGATAAAAAAGTTATTAGTGCATCTAAAACATTAAAATTTAAAACCGGTAATATTGTAGTTGAGACATCTTTACCAACTATTGCAAAAGATACAGCGTATAATAAAGCAGTACTACGCAAAGTTAAGAGCAAAAAGATAAACGATATTGTTATTGAGAT